GTAAGTGGTGGCACTTATGCGAGACATGAGTCTGACGTAGACATTCGCACCCGATGGGGTGAAAGCCAATGAATGCACACCGGGGCGAAGTGTAGTCTCATTGATAAGATCATCCGTACCAGCAGCGGTACTACCTACCCGCAGGATGCATTCACCATACGTGACTGTAATATTTAGTGCATGTTCTTTACTGAAGTCGCCGCCAGCTACCGTTACCGTCTGGTCGCGTATCGCTGCGGCATTACCAGTGCCAAGGAGCAACATATAACCGCCTGTACCCCATGACGATACCCCACCCGCTTCATCGTTATCCGTCCAGCTAGTGAGGTTGGTATCGAAGGTGCCGTTGGCGATCGCAGTTGCGACTGCAACTCTGGTTACTAAGGCCTCGCTGACGCGCATACGTAATACGTTGGCTGTTAGTTCTACGAGGGCCGTATCGGTAGTAGAGAAGATAAAAGGGAGTTGGCGTGAGAAGTTATTACCCGCGATACCGCCTAGGTATTGAAGGCCGGGGCGTAATGACATAGGGCCTAAAACTCTAGGCACCCAATTTTGTTGCTCTTGTGCACTCATCGACACCCTCTTGATATCGACGCGACCAAGTGCTAACTTGCTGACTACACCGCGATTAAACGCGAGTAGTGATACCTCTTCTTTAGCCATTTTTTATCCTAGGAGAGAGCCCCGGTTGCCACCGTCGCGGCGGTTAATACTGCCTTTTTGCCTCGCTCTTGACCAATTGCCTTGTGGTAGGAACTTGGTACCTTCTTCTAACGCATCTTTTGAACGAGCGTCGCGGAAGGCTTGTACTAATTCTTTCTTCATGCCGCTAAGGTCTTCGCCTGATATCCTAGGACCGGCTTTTACAGCTAAGTAAAGCTGCACAGCGTTCACGAATGTCTGGGGCCACATTGCCATATTACTGCCATAGCTGACGTCGTCGCTTACATAGGATACATAAATCGGATTAAGATCAGCGTACCAGTTACCAGCCTCTTCGGTGTACTGATTTAGTGGTACGTTGAAATACTCATCTTGGCACATGGCGTATAGCCGCACGAAGTCTGTAGGTTGAGTGAACTGGTTCTTAAACCCGAAAGAAGCTACAAAGCCAACGTTGGGTACGAACTTGGCCGTGCGCATGGCGAATTTCCAGAAACCTTGCTGAAGACACGCAGCTATCGCCCCATCCCACTGGGCATCTAGCGCCCGTCGAGGTTCCCGATTCTCAGTGAGAGAAGCTAAAGGTCGCTCTTTTAAGTTGTAAAGAGCGCCGTTATAAAGCGACAATTGCGTGGTCATGGTATTACCCCGCGGTGTTAATGACGTAACTGGCTAACCACTTAGTAGCATCAGCTTTTGACGCAAAATTTTCTTTGATTACCTCTCTATCCGATTTTCTGATTACCCTAGCTCGGGTGTTTTGCGTCCAGTCTACTGTATACTCGCCTAACTTATCCTGTATATCCGCGCTAGCGTCGTCCTTAGCATTAGGGATACTTTCAGATAATTCGTGAAAACGTAGTATGGATACCTTAGCCCAGTTTCGCGCACAGGATATTACCATCACTTCAGCGAAGTATGTGCCTTCTTCGTCTACAACCTCAATTCTATCGGTAGGGTGCAACTTTGCAGCGGTGTGCGCCCAGAAAGCTGGGTTCTTAATATCGTCAAAGGGAGTGCCGTATGGTAATGTTACTGCGAATACAGAGCGTACGTACTCGGCTTGGTTTAGTTTATCCTGCATTAAAGCCATTTGATATTCTCCTAGAATAATGGGGCACTTAGTTAAGTGCCCCATTAGTATACATAACTCTCTACTAAAATACTACTTAGTTGGAGTTAGTACCTGAAGCTACTGTAGTAGAGTCACTTAAGTCTACTGCACCCGGTGCTGTCGTACTAACAGTAATCACCACGTGTGACGACACGATATTGGATGCGGTATTGCGGTGTAGTAAAATGTCGCCCACTTTCATACCGCGATTACCCCCATCAGTGATAAAACCCGTTACTTGCACCGTAGCGCCCGCATCGGCTGAGTTGTGTGTCCATTGTTGCCCAGCGCCCGTCATAGGGCTTTCGGTAACTAAACACAAATTTGCTGGTGTATAAGCCATGATTTAATACTCCTTTATTTAATTTGGTTGTAAATTATAGTGCTGCGTAAGCTGAACCGTCATGGTTTAGAACCACGACACCGGCGTTTTGCAATAATTTAGAACCAGTATACATTGACGTACGAGCGAATGAATAGTCTTGCTCTTCATCACGGCCTACTGAGGTAGCAATGCCGCCTGAGTTAATCGCATTGCCGATAGAGTTCTTGTGATACAAGAAACATTTTTCGGCACTGGTACCCTTGCCAGGCAAGTTAGGATGCACAATGAAGTTCACTCCTGCCCAACGGTACATGGTCAATGCGCCATCAAATGGTTTGTTGCTCACGTAATCTACTGACGCAAACTCTTTAGTTTGCATTAGGTATGCGTGGAAAGCTGGTGTGATTAAAGCTGAGATATTGCCATCCAATGGGATTGCGTTGTTACCTAAGACTGTTAGGCCCCACATCACCATGCTCAAGCTAGCTGTATTAGCTGCGCCAGTGTCTTGGGTAGCGGTATTCAACTCGCCGATAATGTCTTGGTCAAGTTTACGGTTAACTACACCCATTGAAGTTTCTTGCATGATACGGCGTTGATCGCCTTGTGATGCAAACACGTTGAAACCTGATTTACGACCCAAGTCATGCCACTCAACAAGAGTAGCTGTGTATTGATCGTTAGCATCTGCACGTGCTGGGATTAAACCGTTAAGGCCACGTGTTACGGCTGTAGCATTACCTGAGCCAGCTACCAAAAATACGGCGGCGTTGCCCTTAATTTCAGTTTCAGTGGTAACGGTGTTACGCACTAGGGATTGGTTCTGCTCAAATGCGGCGATAAACTCGGCGCGGTATTGCGTTTGAAAGGCTGAATCTGTAGACATGATTGATACTCCTTAGTTAATTGATATAAATTACATATCAGCTAGTTTGGGGTATCCTTGGCTTCATATCTGACGGGTGCCTCTTACGAGATCGTCCAACAAAACATTAAAGGGGCCGTGCTTGCTGGTGTTACTAATTCAGCACGGTACCCCTTTTAAAATAAAATACAACTATTATTTCATTTTTTCTTGCACTGTTATTAGATCACGGTACCGAGCTTGATTCTTCTCGGCTAGTGGACCTTTCCAGTAGTCACTGGTTTTGTCGCCCATCATCTTAGTAAGACCTGCCAACTCTGTTTCAATCGCTGCTGCGGCATTGGTACCAGAACCCGGTACGACGGTAGCCACCGGGTTAACTTGTCGCGCTAGGTCAGCCAACCAGCGCAAGGTATCTGGATGTGAACCTAATGGCGTGCCATCGGCCAAGCGTGCGCCCGCCAGTAAATCGGGTACGCTGCCGGGGGCTGTTTCAAGTAAGCCCTTAATCAAGCTCTTGTTTAGTTTGGTTTCTGGCCCCCAGACTTCGCGCAAGGCTTCTTCACCCGTTTCTTTGGCGTTGTAGTCTAACTGATTGCGTGCTTCGATTTGCTTTTCCTGCTCTTTGAAGTACCAAGCCAAGCTGCTCTTGACTTGCTCTGGGCTAAGATTAGCGTCCAGTGCATTTTTCAAGAAGTCATCGACGACTGGTTTATCGGCTTCGCCAATCACTAATCCGTCTGGTAGCTTCGTGTCGTAGTCTTCTGCCTTGGCTGGAATACCATTCTCAGTACGCCACTCAGCTAACTGCTCTGGGGTAGCGTCTTTAGGTAAGGCGCTCTTCATTGTGCCACTGGCGATTTTATTCTGCGCAGCGATCAGCGCCTCGGCCATTGAGTCTACTGAAGTATAACGCGCTAGGCGTTTTTCCAGTTTCTCGTCACCTTTTGCAATTCGGGTACGGATGGTGGCCCAGTCATCTACCGTAGCCGCGACGTCATCCTTACCGGTGTCTTCGTTTGTGGTAGCGGCCGTGGCCGTGGCTTCTGTGGTATTTGTTCCGGTACCTGCGGTATTTGTTTCAGTGGTAGCTGCCGTTGAGTCAGTGGCGGTAGCCGTTGTCGTTGTCGTAGTTGCTGCGGTATTGGTTGCCGTTGTTGCGGGGGTATCGGTAGCTGTTGCTGCCGCGCCCGTGTTTTCGTCTGCCATTTTTAATGCTCCTTGGTTGTGGTTTAATTATCTTTTAATGCACTTAAATTAAGTGTTATCAACTTTACTATCTGCAAACCAACGCCTCGTTTACCCGCGGCATAGGCGCTTTCCATCGGGTCAGTTCTAAAGGTATTCTGGTAGGTTTCTGACGCTGAATAGATTATCCAGTTTATTGCGCGTTGTTGCTGCGCTGGGCTGGCCTCACCACGGACAAGGGCTTGTAAAGCCCCTGCGTCTGCGATCTCCCAGTCGGCTGGGTAATCCGCACTACGACGGATTACCCTTTTAGATGTAGCAACTCTTTTAGGCGTAGTAGCTTGTTTAGGCGC